TGTAGAGTTTACCACTAATACAGAAGTATCTACCTTGAGATCACCACCAACATTCAGGTTTTCTACTATACCCACACCACCAGCGACCTTTAGAGCACCTGTAATTGTCGTTGTAGATGTAGTGGTATCTGAAATGTGAGTAGATGTCGTAACTAGAGCACCAACGTTAGCTGTACCCCTCACATCAAACGTATTTGATGTCGCAGAAGTACCAATACCAATATGGGATGTGGCAAATACATTTGTAGAGTGGATGTTAGACTCAACACCGAGGCCACCCCGAGTTATTACTAGGACACCTGTATCCTTGGAAGTGGAGTGGGTGACATCTGTGACGCTACCACTTGTCACTGTCAAAACACCAACATTTGCGGCACCCCTCACATCTAGTGGTTGACCAGGTGAGATTGTTTTGATACCAATACGTGACTCTGACGCATCAACATATAATGTATCTGTATTTACATAAAAATCACCATCGCTTGTCAATCTGGCTTTTTCACTCGCTCCTATTGATAAACGGATGTGTTGACCGGATTTTGCATTAACATGTGTCGTACCTAAAGCACTTTGTTTAACAGCAAAATTAGATACCGATGCCATGTCTATATGTGAAAATGCAGCTTGGTCGGAAGTACCCGAAACACCGAGACTTCCTAAAGCTACTCTCCCCAAAATAGACTTTCCATCTGTATCGGAAGCCGAAAATATATTACTAGAATGAACCTCCCCTTGTATACCTACACCACCAGTTACCTGTAGGGCACCGGTTGTTGTTGAAGTGGATTGGGTACTGTCAGACACATGAGTTGATGTTGTAACAAGAGCGCCCACATTGGCTGTACCTCTAACATCAAAAGTGTTAGAAGTAGCTGAAGTACCCACTCCTATGTGGGAAACCGCGAAAACATTTGTAGAATGGATGTTAGCTTCAACACCTAGACCACCATTTGATACAATTAAAGCACCTGTATCTTTAGAAGTAGAGTGAGTTCCGTCTGTTATAGTAGCATCCGGGGATGTCAAAACTCCGACATTGGATGTACCTCTAACATCTAAAGCATACACAGTATCTGAAGTTCCAACAGTAATGTGCGATAACGCAAAAATATTGGTAGAATGGATGTTAGCTTCAACACCTAGACCACCATTTGATACAATTAAAGCACCTGTATCTTTAGAAGTAGAGTGAGTTCCATCTGTTATTGTAACATCCGGAGATGTCAAAACTCCAACATTAGATGTACCTCTAACATCTAATGTATAACCCGGTAATGTCGTACCTAAACCAATACGATTAGATTCCACATCCACGTGAAGGGTTGTAGAGTCAATGGTTACATTTCCATCTACATAAAGATTGCCCATAACTTCTAGGTCCTTATCGGCATATACATTTCCCGTAACAGTGAGTTCTTCGGTAATATCAACATTTGTAGAAACATATACATTCCCACTGACAAGGAGATCCTTGTAGGCTACAACATTTCCATCTACATAGACGTTACCCATAACTTCAAGGTCCTTATCAGCATAGACATTGTTGGAGACAGTCAATTCTTCAGTAATAGAAACATTTCCAGAAACATAAACATTCCCCGTAACAAGGAGATCTTCATGGGCGTAAATATTAGCATCCACGTGGGTTAGACCATACACATGTACATTAATGTCTTCGTCAGTCTTTGGTGTGAATGTTTTATCATGTGGAGATGCCTCTGTATAGGCTATGGCAAACTCATTAGAACTCTCTCTAAAACCAATGATTACATTTGACTCTGTCTCTGGACGATGCATGAGGAGACCCAAATCAAGGGTCGTATCTTCCGATGTATTGTTTCTCCCTATTTCTATGATTGCATCTCCAACTGAAAGATTTTCTGTAATAATTACTGTTGTACCACCATTTACAGTCAAGTTTCCGTCAACAACGAGGTTATCTAAAATAGCGACATTACCCGAAACAACGAGGACATTTGAACCAAACTCATCTACGTAGAGGTTTGAACCAACACTCAATGTATGTTGGGGATTTAAGTTTGAAATACCAACATTTGAATCTGTGACGAAACCAACGTTATTATTTAACATACCCCCACCCACAAACTGAACAGTGTTGGATGTTGCATTGGAGCGTTGTACAGCTGTATTAAGTGTCACACCACCTATTAGGGCATTTGCGGATTCCCCAGATTCTGTAATTTCCTTTGTATTTCGGTCGTACATTAGAAGTACAATCTCGGGAGCTTGATAATTACTCCTGTTCCTGATAGGTGACAAATATACAGCGTTACTATATGGTGTTGGAACTAAAACATTACCCGCGTTGAAGACAATGGTATTTTCCTCCTGATCAGTGGAATCTGGGACATTCTTACCAAACCTAATCTTGGTAGATCTCTCCACTGTCGGCAAGTTCTTGACCATTTAATATAGGGTGGTAAATTAATTTGCATAGAGGAGGCCCGCCATCCCATTTTGCACACGAAGGATATTGTAGTTGACTGCATAAATTGGGTCTTCTATAGGTAAAGTTTCACTCATGATTTTGGCTGATTCAATTCTACTGAAGTTTAGGGTACCCGTTGGTTGAAGTGAACTTGTAATGAGACAGAAGCAGTAGAGGAAGAAATCTGGGGATGTCACATTGTTTGTATGATAGTAGCTCATAACATCAATGAAGTGGGGTTTACCCCATTTATAATTGGTTAATTCAACTCCGTTTATGCTTAATTTTATTTTATTTGTTGGTGAAGTGAGGGCACCGTCAATACGGGTATCAGACGACGCGAGATATTTAACTGGGTGATTGAATATCAGATCCTGTGTGGTCTCACCACCTGGGATATTTTTCTGCACCTGTGTGATCAGAAGATCGTGGGTTCGGGTAGCCATGTTACCCCTCTCTTCGTTATCTAAATAGTAGTAGTTTGCATACATTTCAAAATTATAGTTGGCTGCCTGTTCACCCCAGTGAATTCTAAGCTCAACATTGTGGTAGTTGAGAGCCACGAGAGGGAGTGCACACTGTGGACCCTCACAAAAGAAGAAGCGAAGGGGGTAAAAGTAAGAACGTGCACTCACACCAGGGTGTGTACCGAGTGCACTTCTAGAAACATTTTGAGCAAATGTATCTATGGCAATCTTTTCGGTAAAAATGGAATCTTGTGTATCAATGACAGAACCACCTATCAGGAGTTCAATCTTATCAATGAGAAGATCCCAACGAGAAGTATCTAAAGCTTGAACTTTATCATCAATAGTCATATAGATGTAGCCAAGCATATCACCAGACTTTTCAATCTGGACACTTGACATTGAATTATTTTTCACATCTCCGCGTATTGTCTGCTTCTCAACGGATTGTGAAAAATTAGAATGTCTTTTAAACGTGGAATTAAAAAACGATATCTCTGGGTTACCCATAATGTACTCATCCTGAGCGCCGATAGCTACAAGTTGAACTATACCCGAAGACATGTTATTACTACTTTAAAGGGAGAAAATTACAAGTTTGGTTTTCTACACATAAATCTAAAAACTAAAAAATTAGCACCATTATCCGTAGAATTTTTGATGGTGGCGCCGTTCTGATCTCTAATCGTAATACCGAGACGATCAATTCTTCTAATAGGGTCTATATACTGAGTCACGATGGGGTAATTATCCTTAAATGAGATCAATGAATTACCGCCATCATGTGTTGTACCATCCGTGATGATACTCGCGAAAGAACCCCTAATCATACTCATGTGGGATTGACCTGTGAGAACATTAGAAGCCCTGTCGTTAAAGATGGTATCTAGCTCGTCAATGGAAACATAACAGTGTTCTGTTACAACATTGGAGTGAATATGAGCTGCGAGGAGTCTAGCCTGAACCACATTCTTGAGGGGCTGCTGGAGGTGGCAAGTAAAAGTGTTGGCGCTGTCTTGACCAATAGAATCGGTGGTTATGATATGATATTCATGATCAAGATCTGGAATAGTTTGGGGGGAAGTAACCAAAGCCATTTATAATAACTTAGATTAAAGATCCACCAATTCCATCCTCAATCTCGTAGCCAGCTTGCTCGGACACGAGTTTTTGGGCACCACAGAGGCCACCTGGAGTCAGACTCTTGGTGTAAGCGCTACCCTCACTGGTGTGACCAGGGACACACTCGATGCGATCTTCAAGATCAAAGATAGATTTATCATTGACGACCTTAACGACAATTGGTCTAGGTTGATACTTGCTGGTAGTTTTGAAAATACCGAGAACGAAAATCACGGCGATCAGGGTGAAAATACTGATCAGAGCATTACGATTGGTACGGTTAAGGTTGTACATTTATAATGTACATATATATTTTTTTCAAAAAAGTGCGTTAAAGGTAATTTAATAGTTTCCCTATAGATAGTAGATGGACGAAGAAATTGTCATTGATCGTGGAACTACTAATGTGATGAAATTAGATGCAGATGAACAGGCCCTCATGGATGAAATTGAAATATCTACTGCTCGTCCTCAGCCTGTGCGACGCCCTGTAGCTAGCAGACCACCCCCACCCCAAATGCAACAACAAGAATCTATGGACGCTTTTGTAAACCCAAACAAACAATCAGCTCCCAGTCAACCACAAATGGATGAAGAGATTGACTATGGTGAGGATGAACCTATATTTTATGATGATGCCGACGAGGGTCCTGGATCACAAAATGAGGCACCCTCCAAGGGATACAACTCAGTGGATGAAGAGAAAGCGGACCTCATTAATAAGTTGGGTCGGCTTGAAAAGAAGGGGTTTGCTGTCAATAAGAGATTGAATGCATACTCTAATGTTGACGAACTTCGTACAGAAGTAGAGAGAATTACATA